GTTATATTTAGATCTTATGAACCCGATGGATGGTGTGAATGCCGTATCATTAGTTTCAGACCCAGCAATAGAAGAAAACTTCTATGCATTCGGTAAAGAATATATGACTAATTTCTCTACAATTGATGAAGATAAACGTTTGGTAGTTGGTCCTGCTCTTATACCCAATAAAATGATTTTAAGAGCAAAAAAGAATGAACTGAAAGAAGATGTATATTTTTATGTTTATTTTTCAGAAGATACAATTCGTAAAACTTCACAAAGATTTTTAATAAATGGAAATCAAAAGAATTCTACATTAGAACATCAAATTGAGTTAGAAGGTGTTTCAGTAGTAGAGTCTTGGATTATAGAAGATAAAGCAAACGATAAATCTAATATGTATGGTTATGATTTACCTATTGGAACTTGGATGCTAACTTCATATATTGAGAACGATGATGTATGGGCTAAAATTAAAGCTGGTGAAGTAAAAGGATATTCAATTGAGGGTGTATATACTGATAAGCTATTACAACAATCAGAAGAAACTATTATTGATGAAGTTGAACAATTCCAAACTGAAATGGAATTATATGGTACAGATGAAGAAAAGGCTTTATACAAACAAATAGTAGATTTAATTGAAAGTATAGATGATGAAGAAATTCAATAAAATATTAAATCAAATACACGAACCATTAAATTTTAGTGATGAAAGTGGTACACTTTTATTATCCAATTTAGTTGGTGAAACTATTGGTGATGAATGGGAACTCATAGATAGTAGAGAAACTACTGAACCTATTGATGTAACTCATTGGATTACTGATGTTAATCTTGAAAGTATTAAACAAGATGCTAACGCTGATTCGAGACTAGATAAAAATGAATTTAAAGTTAGGTATTCATACAGTGAAAAACATTCTTCTACCAACTCACGTACCTTTTGTAGAGAAATGATGAGTAGAACCAATAGTGGTGTTGTTTACAGACATGAAGATATTGTACAAGCATCATTCCAAGGTATAAATAAATCACATGGACATAAAGGAAAACCTTATAGTTTGTTTAAATACAAGGGAGGCGTAAATTGTCATCACGTATGGAAAGCAAACTTATATAGATTAAAAACAAAAGGTAATGGTGAATTTGTAGATGATAAATCTTTAAGTAGTTCAGAAGAAATCCAAAGTGCAGATACTTGGTATACTCCAAAACCTGATGGATTAAAGGAAAGTATAGTTGCTCCAAGAGATATGACTAATAGAGGTCATCACCCAGATTGGAAACCATAATTTACAATTGTAATTTACATTTGTAAACGAAAATACGACAACATGATACACATGTGGTTAATTAATTAAATACAATAATATATTATGAAACTAAATCTAAAAGAAGTACTTTCTAAAATAAAACTTTTACTTACTGATGAAGTAATAGAAGTAATTTTAGAGAAACAAACTTTGGTAGATGATCAAACTGTTTTAGAAGCAGAATCATTTGAACAAGGTAAAGAAGTTTTCATAGTTACTGAAACGGAAAATGTACCGTTACCAATTGGTAGTTATGAATTAAAAGATGGTAGAGTTTTAGTAGTTGAAGAAGATGGTATGATTGCTTCAATTGAAGCAGGAGCTCCTGAAACTGATGAAGAACCACCTATGACGGAACCTGAAATGGTTGAAGAAGAAGTTGAAGAAGAAGTTGAAATTGATGATGTAATCGCAGGGTTACAAGCTCAAATCGATGAACTTAAAGCTTCATTAAACCTTTCAGTAATTACTGTTTCAGAAAAACAAACTGAAATTGATGACTTAAACGTAAAATTATCTGAATTACCAGCTACTACTAAATTAGGTAGAGTGAATGAGATAGTGGAAACTATTACAACCAAAAAAACAAATAACAAACCGGCAACAAAATTTGCCACAATACTAAATCATATAAATAAATAATTATGGCAACAGGACAAACAATTACAAGTACATATGCCGGTCAAGATGCGGGTATATACATTTCAGCAGCTATTAAAACTGCAGACACTATCGAGAAAGGTGTTATTGAAGTACTTCCAAACATTAAATACAAATCTGTTATTCACAGATTAGAATTAGCTGATGGTACAGTGGATTTCGCGTGTGATTTCACACCAGGAGGTTCAGTAACTTTAAGTGAAGCTATATTAGCTCCTAAAAAACTTATGTTACCTTTGGAATTATGTAAAGAAAACTTCGTACAAACATGGGAAGCAGAATCTATGGGATTCGGTGCGAACAATGACAATTTACCAGCAACATTCCAAGAATACTTTATTGCTAAAGTTTTAGAAAAACAAGCAGCAAAAATTGATTCTGATATTTGGAACGGAACAACTGGTTCTGGAGAATTTGAAGGTTTCTTAACAAAATGGGCAGCTGATGCATCAATCTTAAAAACATTTGCAGTAAGTGGTTCAGTAACAGCAACTAACGTAATTGCAACTTTAGATGCAGTTTATGATGCAATTCCTGATACAATCATTGGAAAAGAAGATTTACAATTCGTTGTTTCTAATAACGTAGCAAAATCTTACCGTAGAGCTTTATCTACATTAGGTTTCCGTAACGATTATTCAGTTGGTGATAAACCACTTGATTTCGAAGGACATGAATTAACAGTTATTAACGGATTACCTGCTTCAACAATCGCAGTTTTCCAAAAATCTAACTTATATTTTGGTACTGGTCTTTTAAATGACTCTAACGAAATTTCTATTTTAGATATGAAAGAACATGATTTATCTGATAATGTTAGATTTAAACTTGTTTATACTGCTGGTGTACAATATGTTGTACCAACAGAAATCGTATTATACACAGTATAATAACAAATAATAAAGGGTAGAGTTAAACCTTTACCCTTTTAATAATAATCTAAAACACAGAAATAATTATGGCATGTTTATTAACAGCAGGTAGATTAAATCCATGTAACGATACCCAAGGTGGTTTAGCATTCGTAGAGTTTGCTGATTTCGATACATTAGGATTAGCTACTTTCGAATCTGGTTCAGATGCAATTGCATCATTCGCTGGTACTCCTGTTTGGTATAAATACGAACTTAATAGTAACGCTAATAACTTTGTAGAAAATATCAATTCGGATGCAGATGCGGGAACAACATTTTATGAACAAGTACTTACTCTTTCTTTAAAGAAGTTAGATTCAGTATCTCATAAAGAATTAAAATTAGTAACTTACGGTAGACCTCACGTAAGAATTACAGACAGAAACGGAAACGTTTTCATTATGGGTCTATTAGAAGGAGCAAAAGTAACAGGTGGTTCTGCTGTAACAGGTGGAGCAATGGGAGACTTTAACGGGTATAATCTTACTTTAACAGGTAGAGAGAAAACTCCAGCGAATTTTTATACAGGAGCTTAATACTAAATTTTATAGTAAAATCATAAGGGAAATAGAAATGTTTCCCTTTTTTTGTGTCTATGTCTAACAAAAAATAAAATAGTGGTTAATTTTCATATAAACACAAAACAAAATGTATATACTAAAACCAATATCAGAACCACAGGAGTATAAAATTATACCAAGAGTATATGCAACTTCTGTATTATTAAAAATTACTGATGAAAATTTAGGTACTACTGTATCATATACTATTAATCCTACGTTAGAATTTGGTTGGATGATTTTAAGTGAAACTTTTAATTTGGTTGAGGGTAGATTTTATAGAACAGAAGTAATCATTTTAGATGGTGACACAGTTTTTAGAGGTCGTATATTCTGTACTAACCAAGAAGATTACTCAAAATATCAAATGACAAGTGGTTCATTTTCAACAAGTAACCCAGTAAACAATGACATTATAATTTTATAATATGAAAAATAAAAAAGAAAATAAATCCGAAGTACGTATACTTAATTTTAGTAACTATTCAAGACCTGAAATTGTGGAAACATCAGGAAGACAATGGGTAAAATACGGATTAAATGATGATTACTACCAATATATCGTAGAACGTTATATAGGTTCAGTTACAAATTCTGCTATTATCAATGGTATGTCAGATATGATATATGGTTTAGGAATTAAAGCAAAGGATGCTAACACAAAACCAAATGAATGGGCACAGTTCATATCATTATTTAGAAAAGAAGAACTTAAAAAGGTTGTAATGGATTTTAAACTGTTTGGTTCAGCAGCAATTCAATGTATATACAATGGTAAACACGATAAAATAGTTGAAGTATATCATTTACCAGTACAATCATTACGTGCTGAAATAGCTGATGAATATAACGAAGTAAACGGATATTACTACTCATTAGAATGGACTAAACCACTTGGTATGAGAAGAACACTATATGGTAAAAATAAACCTGTTAGAATACCTGCATTTGGTACATCAAAAGAAGCATTAGAAATTCTTTTTATAAAAGATTACAATCCTGGTTTTACATATTATACACCACCTGATTATCAATCTGGTTTACCATATGCAGAACTTGAAGAAGAAATTGCATCATATCACATCAATAATATTAAGAATGGTTTTGCTCCAAGTACTTTAATTAACTTCAATAATGGACAAGCATCTACCAATGAAGAAAAGGCAGAAATAGAAAAGAAAGTCAATCAAAAGTTTTCTGGTACTGCTGGTAATAAAATCATTTTATCTTTTAATGATACTACTGAAAGTGAAACAAATATACAAACAATTCAATTATCAGATGCACATAACCAATATCAATTCCTTTCAGGTGAGGGTATGACAAAGATTTTAATGGCTCATAGAGTTACTTCACCAATTTTATTTGGTATAAAAGATAATGTTGGTTTAGGTAATAATGCAGAAGAAATCCAAACATCATCTATATTCATGGAGAATACTATTATTCGACCTTTTAGAGAAACGATACTTGATAATATAGACAAAATATTGTCATTCAATAAGATAGCATTAGATTTATACTTTGATAGTTTACAACCTTGGAAAACTGATACGGATGGTGATATAGTTGGAAACGGAACAGAAAATAACACAAATACACCAAAAGAATAATGAATCAC